GCTGGAATGGCACTATTACAACAGCGTTTCAAACAAATGCAGTTTATCGTGATTACGGAGCCTGGACCCATCATGTGCTTGACGTAGACACCACACAGGCAACGGACACCAACCGCCTACGCAAATTTACTAATGGCGTGTTGGACACGTTAAAGTCAACGTCATACCCTGCACAAGATGCCACTTGGGATTGGAACCAAGCAGTCCAGCACAACATCCCACAAACTGGTGGAGGGCCGGGGCTGTACCTCGCAGAGTTCATCAATTTAGACGGCCAATCTATTATCGGCGGCGACCTTGCGATTACTGATCTTGTAGATACGGATAGCAACGGGGTTCCTGTGCCGGTTGACCCATCTGGATTAGATTTTACTGGTAATAATTCATTCTGGTTAGATTTTGCAGTAGCTCCCGGTACAGGCAACGGTGCGGGAACTGATGTTTCGGGAAATGATAATCACTTCACCGATACATCCATGACAGCAGCGCAGCGGGTGACTGACACATGCACTGATGATGCTGATAATGATATTGCTAATTTCGCTATCATCAACGCAAATACGCCGACTTCTATAACCTTGTCGGAAGGAAACCAGCGGTGCGCTGGTACTGACCAAAAGTTAGTAGGAACCATAGCTGTTACCCGTGGTAGCGGTGTAAAGCTGGTCGTGGAATTTGAAATTGTTAATGTGGCTAATTGGACGCACCTTGGGATGATTGGCCTTGGTAATGGGTCATTAGCGGAGCAGTATTGGGATAACGACGGAACGTGGAGACTCAACTATAATTCAGCCGGTAATTTCCAGTTTGGCGGTACAGACAGTAGCGCCCCTGCCTCCTACACCACTGGCGACTTCATCCGCATGGAAGCGGACTTTGATGGCGATAGTTTGGAGTTCTTCAAGAACAACGTAAGCCAAGGCACCATCACTATATCAACCACATACGATCAGTGGGTGTGGGGATCATGGCTACAAGGTAGTTCACCAACTGGCGACATTCGCATAAACACAGGACAGCGAGCGTTTGAAAATACACCGACTTCCGGTTTTGTTGGGTGGGGAACCGCCAATCTTGCGGCTCCGACTGTCACCAACTCCAGTGACTTTTTCAAGACCGTCTTATACACGGGCAACGGTACTGCGATTGGTTCTGGGGGCAAGGCAGTCACGGGTGTTGGCTTCCAACCTGATTTCGTGTGGATCAAGAACCGTGACGCCACTGACAGTCATATGCTGTTTGATGCTGCCCGAGGGGTGACCAAATACATTAGCAGTGACACCACTGCGGCAAGTGCAACGGACACAGAAAGTTTATCCACATTTGATAGCGATGGATTTACGGTAGGAAACAACGTAGCGGTAAATACTAATACAGAAGACTATGTGGCCTTCTGCTTAAAAGCTGGTGGGGCTGGGTCGAGCAATACTACCGGCTCTATCAACACCACTAAGACATCTGTCGCCACCCACGGTGGGTTTAGTATTTCCACATACACAGGAACTGCCGCCAACGCCACAGTTGGACATGGCCTATCCCGCGTTCCAGAGGTGATTATCACGAAGAACCTTGCGGACACTGATAATTGGGCAGTGTACCACTCTGGCAATACGTCAGCGCCTGAAACTGAGTATCTTGTTCTTAACCTTGCGGGGCCTACGGCGGACGATTCCACATATTGGAACGATACTGCGCCAACATCTTCCGTATTCTCAGTAGGCAGCGTGACAAATACCAATGGATCATCTGATGCAATGGTGGCGTACTGCTTTGCAAAAACACCGGGGTTGATTGGTATTGGAACTTATACTGGAAATAACGCCGCCAATGGCTTTTATGTTGTGGTGGATGACGGCGCGTCTGGTTTCCTACCAGCGTGGGTTATGTTGAAAAGACTAGAAGACGGCTATTCCTGGCACATACATAACTCAGCTATGTCTCCTTATAATCCTGTGGGCGAAGGACTTAATGCCAACGATTCGTCAGGTGAGGCATCATGGGGTTACCCTCTCGATTTCACGGCTAATGGATTTAAGTTGAGAACTACGAATGGTGGGTATAATGGCTCTGCTACATATATCTATCTAGCATTTGCGGAGAACCCATTCGGCGGATCAGGCGTGGCACAGGCGAGAGCAAGGTGATAAGAACATGGCTCAAAAAGTAGCGACCAAGGTAGAGAGAAAGATAATCCGCCGCAGAAGTAAGCCTGTTCATCTTCGGCACCGAAAGAAGCTGGGTCCAAAGTCGCATATGCGCGTAAGATAAACTGGAGACGAAAGATGACTTCTATTTTTAAAGTGGGCGACCAGACGATCCGGCCCGGACGGGCGTGGAAAGATGCGGACGGAACCCTACAGCCTAAAAACTGGAATATATGGCCTGAAGATGAGAAGAAAGCGGCTGGTATTTCTGAGGTTATAATGCAGTCGTTCCCTGATCAGAGGCTTTATCGGTCATCTCATAATGACGATGGAAGCGTTGCCTCTACAGCCAAGACATTGGCCGACGTGAATGAAGTCGATAAAGACGGAAAGGCTGTTCTTGGTAGCGACGGCAACCAACTTGTAACGCTTGGGGTCAAAAGTAACCTCAAGAATGAGGTAAAAACTCAACAAGCATCTCTCCTCGCTCAAACCGATTGGGCCATAGTGCGGAAAGCCGACAAAGGCACAGCGATTCCGTCTAACATTCAGACGTATCGAGACGCTATCCGCACCAAGGCAACAGAGATGGAAACGGCCATTGATAACGCTGCGGACACTGACGCGGTTGAGGCGTTGTTCCTCAAATGGACAACGGACAGTGATGGCAAGACCACCAAATCCGGTATCCTTTATGATTGGCCTGAACTAGGTTTGTAGAAATGCCGTTAACCAAGGTAGCATTTAACCCTGGAGTTAATAAAGAATCCACCTCCTACGCGGCGGAGAACGGCTGGTTTGACTCTAATCTTATCCGTTTCCGCAAGGGACGAGCGGAGAAGCTGGGGGGCTGGAGTAAGATAAGCTCAAATTCTGTGCAAGGAACTACTAGGTCCCTTCACGTATTCTCAGCCTTAGATGCCTCTAAATTAATGGGCGTTGGCACCGAAGAGAAGTTCTATATCGAAGAGGGCGGAACGTTTAATGACATAACGCCTTTAAGACGAACCCAGACCCTGGGCTCAAACCCTATCACAACAGGATCTTCCGGGAGTGCCGTAATCACGTTTACGGACGTTAACCATGGAGCGCGGACCGGTGATTTCGTTACAATATCCGGAGCGACGACCACGGATGGCGTGACTGCGGCTCAGATAAACCTTGAATTTGAAATTACGGTTATTAATTCAAACACCTTTACCGTGACTACGGCGGGGAGCGCGTCTTCCGGGAGCACCGCAGGAGGAGGTTCTGCTGTTGTTGCGGCCTATCAAATCAGCGCGGGTCTCGGGGGAGTTGTTCCGGGTACGGGGAGGGGAGCCGGTTTGTGGGGTGGTTATAGCAGTTCTTTCTCTGAAACAACGCTTGATGGCGCGATTAACAACTCAGTCACGTCTTTAGCCCTAACATCCGCGTCAGACTTTGAAGCTGTTTCTACCACGTTGTCGGCCAACATAACGGACGTTAGCACGTCGATACCCCTAGCAGATTCGTCGTCGTTTGCTTCCAAGGGGACCATTCTAGTTGGTAGTGAGAAGATTGAGTACGGCAACAATAATTCTAATGTCCTTTCAGATCTCACACGGGGCGCAGATGGAACGACTGCGGCAGCGGGTAGCAGTGGTGCGAGTGTAGCATTTGTCGGAATTATGCTGATAGACGACGAACTTATCCAATACACCGGCAAGAGCACGAACACTATAGACGCGGGGGTGGTTAGAGGAGTCCGTGGCACAACGGCGGCGGCTCACGATGACGACGTTGCGGTCAAAGAAGCGAACGCTTTTGTAGGCTGGGGTGAAGCCGCAAACATAACAACCTCCGCAGGTTCCAACATTCGCCTTTGGTCCCAAGATAACTGGGGTGAAGACCTCACCTTTAACGCTTTCGATGGAACGCCATATTATTGGGATAAAACGTTGGGTCTAACAGCTAGGGCCGTTTCTCTGGCGGATTCTTCGGGTGCCGTTAGTGCGCCTACAGTAGTGCGGCGTATGATGCTTTCAGGATCCGACAGGCATCTGGTATGTTTCGGGGCTAACCCGATAGGCGATACGAACCAGGACCTTTTGATGGTCCGGTGGAGTGACCAGGAAAATCCTTTCGACTGGTATCCTACCGCAACAAACACAGCAGGTTCTCAAAGAATATCTTCTGGATCTGAGATACTTACCGCACACAGAACTCGCCAGGAGGTATTGATTTGGACGGATGCTTCTTTACATGCGATGCGTTTTACGGGACCTCCGTACACGTTTACGTTTAGTCTCCTTGCTGACAACATTTCCATCATAGGTCCGAATGCTGCCGTCGCCTCTGGCGACAAAGCCTTTTGGATGGGAAGAAACAACTTCTACGCATATAGCGGACGCACCCAGGTCATACCATGCACGGTCTTGGAGCATGTTTTTTCGGACATAAACAACTCTCAGGACTACAAGTTTTTTGCCGCTTCCAACAAACTGTTCGATGAGATCTTCTGGTTTTATGCCTCCGCTAGTTCAGAAGAGATAGACCGATACGTTAAGTTTAATCACGTAGAAGGCGCGTGGGACATTGGAACGTTGGTACGAACGGCGTGGGTGGATTCCGGGGCGCACGATAATCCAAGAGCCGGGGGCGCTTCTGGTGGCGCTCAGTACATATACAACCACGAAAGCGGTCAGAACGACGACGGCAGCGCAATGTCCTGTTTCATTGAATCTACAGACTTTGACCTTGGCGACGGTGAGCAGTTTATGTTTGTGGACAAGCTTATTCCGGATCTTCGCATTAATGATACCAGCAGCGACAATTCTGGTTCTGTAAACTATTTGGTAAAAACGCGAAACTTTCCCTTAGATTCCTTGCAGACCCAGTCTACAAGTAATGTTACAAACAGTACGCAACAGTCTTTCATTAGAGCCAGAGGGCGGCAAGCCGTGGTCCGTGTAGAGAGTTCCTCGCTGGATATAAACTGGACGCTGGGTGACCTACGCATGAACATCCGTCCGGACGGGAGGCGATAATGGTAAAGTTGTTGGACCATTCGATGCCTAGTCCTCCAGATGAGTATGACATAGAGGCTTTCACACGAATTCTTCGCGACATTGAGATGGCTCTAACAAAGCTAGAGTTTCCTGCGGTAGTGAGCGGCGACGACGAAACGCAAAGCATGTTATGGTTCGGTGAGTAATGGGCGTAGCGTACAAAAACGCGGCTAGTTTGGTAGGCTCTACAGGGGACGTTACCGTGTACACCTGTCCTGCTACACAGACTGATCCTACCGTTGTGACACAGGCCATCGTGCGAAACATAAATTTGTATAACAGCCATTCCGGCACTATAGTTATATACCCGAAGATAACCGACAGTTCCGCGTCTACGACCGTAACTCTAAATAAGATAAGTCTCGGAACTCTCGCACAAACGTCACTTGAAGGTCCCTTTAACTTAGAGGCCGGTGATGCACTCATTTTAAACTGCGATACGGCGTCGAAGATCTTTCTCTTCGCGAGTGTCCTAGAACTACGGTACTCATAGCTATGCAGCAATCCCATCAAAATCTTTCCAACGGACTACAATCTTTTGCGGATGTATCTCCTGATTATGAATTAGCGCCGGTTGGCATTGGTTCGATTAAAGACCAAGCTGAAAAACTTGCAGAGTACGGGCGTAACGGTGACATCTACATCGTTCACGCTGCGGAAGGCGAGACCGTGGTGCCTATGGAGGTCCTTGATGCCAACCCAAAAGTCAGAGAACTTTTGTTTGGTCAAATGCGCGACATGGGTTTGGACCCGCAGGAATTTGTTGTAGGTAGCGAATTAAACAGCATTAACCCGTCCACGGGTATGCCGGAGTTCTTCTTCAAGAAGATATTCCGGGCGATTAAAAAGGCTGTTAAGGGCGTTGTAAAAATTGTTAAGAAGGCCGCACCTATCGTCCTTCCGATAGCAGCAACGGCCTTTGGAATTCCGTTCTTAGGTCCCATGTTTGGTGCAGGCACCATAGGGGCTGGGTTCCTTGGTGGCGTTGCGGGAAGCTTGGCAGGTGGTAATAGCCTTAAAAACTCTCTTAAATCTGGTCTCATATCCGGTGGTATTGCGGGTCTTGCGGGTGGTTTTTCTGGGGCGTTTTCTTCGACTCCAGGTTCTAGTTTTGTTGGTGGTTTGAAAGGAAGCTTTACGGGAGCATCTCCTGTGTTTAATGCCGCAGGTAATCAGGTTGGAACACAATATGCCGCGTCTCCCTACGCTCTGGGTTCTAGTCCGGGGGCGCAGGCTAGTGCGGCAGCATCTAAAGCGCAGATGAGTGCTTTAGGTAGTGGTGATTTCGGAGGCGCCTTTATGGGCGAGGGAACCGTACTCGGGGACACTCCAACTAGCATTTATGATCCTGGAATGAACGTCCCTAAACCTGGATTTACCTCAGAAGGCTTTCA